AACTCAGTATAACGAGTACCACCACGAGCATCACGCTCGTAAATACGCTGAATCTGAAACGACTGACGCAAAGCATTAATAGTCGCAGCCGTAGCAGTAGACAAATCAGCATACAAATTAGCCGGGGCAACACCCGGTATAGTAACAGCGGCACCGGTAGCACTAGCCGCCGAAACATCACCATTAGACTGCATACCAACAAGCGCAGGCGCAGGCCCACCAGAAGTGGTCGAAAGCATACGCAAAGGCGCCTGACCAACAGTCGAAATAAAAGTAGCACCGGCCTTTACAGGCGCGGTCGAGCCTAACGGCAACTGAACAGCCGGGCCCTTCTGCGGCCACGGCAAAGCAGACGTAAAATAATCGTGGCGCTTACCACGACGCTGCAAAACAAAATCCGTAGGATTATCGGGACCATCTCCGGTCGGAACCGGCACTGAAGACTGCATATTCTGATCACGGAACCACTGGTTCCAGATGAGATTATAAGCCCGATGAAACAAAGAAATATGCTGTAAACCAGCAACCTTAGTAGGAATACCATAATAGTCCGACAAAGAACCAGCAGCATAACCGCCAGCAGGCGAAGTCATAGTCGGAACCAAAAAGTCCGTGCTATCGCCCGGATTGGGCTGCTCGCCCATAAACCGCTGAAAATTCGACCAAAGAAGACGAAGCGGCACAAAAAAGAAAAACGTATCGAGAAACATATTATCCATAAACGGATGCAACGGCGTAGCAAGACGACCGAACGACGTCATATGCAAATTAAAAGTATCGCCGGGCAAAACTTCATCCGTATAAACCGGCACAATATAGCCGGCATCAAAAGTAGTCTTATAGCCATGAGACCGATCAAACGACGACCGAGGAATATCAGCACGAGGCACTTGCGAAAACTGATGCTGCATGTTAGAGCGCATAGGTTACTTCCTCTCATTAGGAGCCAAATCAATGGCAGTAAAACTAGACCTTCCAAAAGACGTAGTCAAACTCGCATTCAAAGCAAAAATCGACAGCTTGAAGCGAGCAATCACATCAGCGAGCAACCCGCTGATCAAAACCGCACTGGACGACGAGCTGGGGCAAATCAACCACGCTCTCGCCACAATGACCGAAATCAAGTAAAAAAAAAGCCCCCGCAAGGGGGCTTTTCACATCAGGTGTCAGACGGACGGGCAAAGTCCAAAGCACCGCAGACCCGTTCGGGCTGCACAACATCAAAAACACCGGTACTGTCTTCAAACACAGACAGAAACCACAAAGAGTAATCCTTAGCATGAGGCGCAAACCTAGCACTATCCGTAGCAGCCTGCTCAAAACTGCGAATAGCTTCGCCCCGACTACGGGCGAAGAACGGAGGAAGGAAAGCACCAACAGCAGCATCCTGCACAGAATAAACCTCAACTCTCATAGTCTCTACCTCTCTGGCTCAGACGAGCCTTAATAACCTTCTCACGAGTCCACGAACGACGATTTTTCAAATCATCAGGACGAAGACGAGCCTTTCTTACACGAAGTCTCTTAACAGCGTCAAGACGCTTCGCGTCAACCTTCTCAAACTGAACATCATAATAACGAGGAAGCTTACACTTCCTACCATCAATAACAACAAAATCATGGGCATACGACTGGTCAGCATACTTTCCAATCCAGTCGCGACCCAAACCATTAGAGCCAAAAGCATACTCAGGCGTGCGACCCATATAATGGTCAGCAGCCATATCACCAACAATCTTCTTAGTGACATAACGAGCAACATAAGCACAGCTCTCAAAAGTCACATCACCAACAATACAATGGCCCAACTGCCATGTATCATCCAACAACAACGACGTATCTAATCTATCTCCGTTCTTAGTCCGGCGATAAAAAGTACGATCGCTGAAATCAATACCAAACAACAAAGCGTGATAATGAGGGCGATTAGTATTATCACCATATTCTCCACACATGTAGTACTTAAACTTAAACTCGGACTTCTTCCGAAGCCGCTTCATAAACAACTGAAAATCACGATGATGTAAAGAGCCGTCAGGCGGCAAATTATCATCGGAATAGGTCAACGTAACAAAAGACGAAACCTCATGAGACTTAGTCTCATGCGTAAGCCTCACGGCCCAATCTAACGACCTCTGTAGACGACAACCAATACACTGACCACAAGGGACATTAACAGGAACCCCGGTAAGCGCATCCTCCTTCTTAAACACGAGGCTACGCTTACCAGACGGGTTCACAACCTTGGACCAATAACCAGTCAATGGGCCAAGGCACGGCATTACAAACGAATGCCTCCACGCATAGGATTCCGACCCGGACCGGAAATATTCTTCCGATGGGTCATAGAACCATGCTTACTAAACATACGCTTAGACTCATGCGAGCCCAGCTTATGACGTTTAGACATAACCATCTCCTACGGACCTGCGATCGCGAAATTGCGATCTAACAACGTTCCACCAAAAAGGTGTCACTCCACACAGTTAGGATCAAGGGAAATAACTGTGTGAGCGCGCCAGCGGCCCTCAAGAGGCCGCTGGCTCGGCCGGCGGGGCCGGCGGAGCCGGAGTAACCTCCGGCTCATCGAGGGGCTTAGCAAGTCCCCATATGCGCATCTGATCCACGTTCCCAGGATCACTAGCGAAGGCAACAAATTGCGCGGGATCATTATCGAACTCCGCACGTACACGCGAGGGAAGAGCGGCAAACGCCTCCGAACCACGACGCAAAACCTCTTGAGCCTCCATAAACGTCGGCATATCAGAAAAATCACCATACATGGGCGATTGCCCATAATCCGGCAAAGTGCCGGTCTTCTCATAACGAGCCATAATCGTATTAATATCCGCATCCGCGGCTTGCGACTGATCCGTCAACGACGGATCTTCACAAATCAAATCAACGGGAGCATGAGGAACATACATACCATAACGAGGCCGCAACGAAAAAATAGCCTCGTAGTCATGATCCTCAGTACCATCGAAACCAAGTTCTTCACGCATATATCATCTCCCAATAAACGGCAGGAACGAAGTAGCATCCTTAGCGGTCGTACCAATACGACGCGCCCATTCACCAGCGAAAGTCTCACGCTGATCACTATCCGCCTTCTTGGCGGAATTATCATACTTAGCAGAAAGAGCTTCCTGCACAACCTTCGGAAGCGCAGCTTCCTTCAAACGCGTATCAGCATTAACATTATTCTGATCCGCCATAGTCTTGGCAGTAGTAGCCAAAACATTCTGAGCCTGCAACTTTATCAAATTATTCTGCTCCTTCATATTCTCAACCGAAGCCGAATTAGACTTCGAGGCAAGAGCAGTAGACACAGCAGGCGTAACAACATCACTAGCAGGAGTAAAAGACGTGGACGCAGTAGCGCCACTAGGAGAGCCAGCGGGGCCTTTCTGGTAAGCCAGAATCGGATTTAAACCCGCGGCCTTCATATCAGCCATACCGCGTTGATACGCGGTATTAGACATCTGTTCCTGAAAGTCACGACTAGCTTGAGCTTGCTCAGAATTAAACCTCTGAGCCTCTTGCTGGCGCTGGTTGGTCTGATCCTGACCGATCAAACCACCAATAAGCGACATACCGCCAGCAAGTAACGCATCATCAATACCAAACATAGGGGAAACTCCGTAAAAGAGCTTGGCAAGGGGCTATCGCCCCGACTGGCGACCTCCGGTCGGGGCGCTGCGCGCGCGACCTTAGAAGTGGTCGATCAGCCCAGGCACGGAGTAAACCGGCATAGGCCGGGCACAACGCAACTTAATAAAACTATCATACAAAAACTGAGGTTCGGTAGGCACCGCAATCACACGGGCAACAGGAGGGTTCTCCTGAATAAACGTTGAATTCAACGTAGGCAGGGCTCCGAAATTCTGCGCCAAATGCCACGTATCCAACGTTTGAGCATAGTTACTACGAAACTGCCCTGTAATGACAGACGGATGATACCGATACTCAGCAAAACGCTCTTGATAACCAAAAACACCGGCATCCGCAGTGGGATTAGCCGAACCTTGAGCGTAGATTTCCTTATTCAAAATAGCCTGCTCGCCAATATGCGAGAGAGCAGGCCAATAGAAATCCCAACGCGTAGAACGCGAAAACATCTTATTCAAACCCTGCTGATAACTCAAATCAGCACGAGCAGAGATGAAACCAAGGATAACACCGTGCTCAGTAAAAGACTTAGTAAAACCAGCACCATTAACATGGAACGTTCCCATAGCAGCCAAATTGCCTTGCGGCGTAGGCTGCGACGGAACCGACGAAGTCTGAGCAATCGGATTAACGTTAAGCGGGATAGACTGACCACCAAGATACTCCGGACGTTGCAAACGAGCATCCGGACTTGTAACACCAAAATGAGCCTGAATCAACTCAGTATAACGAGTACCACCACG